CTGCGGCCATTGGCGGCTCTTCTTTTGGTTTTTCTCCGGCTGGCATGTCATCCATCGTCGCGGCGGCTGGCGTTGGCTTTGCTGTTGCGGCGTCGTAAGCCATGCTCAGCACGGCGCGGTTCTCATCGCTCAGGCTTGCCGCGGCAATCCCGAGACTTTCAAGCCATTCTTCAAAAGACGGCATATAATTTCCCTTCATGGCTGCGGCTGCAGCAAGATTTACCGAAGTCGTCGAGTCGGCACCAACCGGTAACACGCTCGTCTCTCTCAGTGATGCGGATCGTGCGACAATGCACGGCCCCGTAAATGATTGACCGTTGACCTGGACTGTTTGTCCGGGCTCGATCTCGACTGAATCTGTGACCATGGCCCCGATTGAGGCTTGCCACGTGTGCCCGGCGGCGGCTTGTGCGATTACTTGGCGGCAAATCTCGCTTTGGCCGGTAACGAGCCCCGAAATTACGAGGGTTTTGCGGTCGTTTTTGATTGAATCCGTCAGCCCCAGCGTGGCTTCGACGGTTTTTTTGTGGTCGAGTAGGATCGGAATCTGATGGTCTGAAACCAGTCCCGCCAGATCGATGATTACCGGGTATGGAAAGCCATCGACATTGAGCAGCCCGCCCGAATACGCGAGAATTTTGAACCGTTTTTGTCCAGTTTTTGGCGCGTTTTCGGCTGCGTTGAGCTCGATTGCTGCTGTGAAATTGAGTTTTTTCATTGTGGTGCCACCTGCGGGAATTTGGCTTGTGCTGGTTGCGGCGGAACTGGCTGCGGCGTTAGTCCAAAAGTTTGGTCAAACACCGCTTTCTTGTAGTCCGTCACCTCAACGCCCCACGCTGCGGCGGAACTGGCGGCTTCGGTTTCCCAGTCCATCCCGTTTTCGGAATAGACCTGGGAGATAGAACATTGACCCGTTGAGATTCGCTGGGCGTTGGTCGATACGGTGTCCGCTGGATCGATGTCTGGCAGTGGCGGCCAGTTCCACTCGTGCCTGATTTGGTCGATGGGCGGCCCACCCGTGAGCAAACCCGGCACGAAGACAGCAGCTTCGAGAAACCACTGGAATACCGGCTCAGCAATCGTTAGCTCAAAGTGATTTTGTTCGGTCTCAACTTCTGGTCGCCATACGTTTCGGATGTCGCCTTTATAGCTCGAAAAGTTGCTGTTCTTGGCGGTCCCGGCAGCCAATGCGTACGGCATGTTCGTGCAGCGACAAAACGACATTAACGCCTGCCCTTGGAACATCTCGTAGAGCGGCCCCGGTTGTTTCGGCTCGATCTGACCGAGATCCCATCCCTCAGGAATCACCGTCAGCATGTTGCGAGCCAACTCCATTTCGGCGAAGTCTGTCGGAGCGGCTGCAGGATCAACGGCGGCGGAATTTGACTTCATGTAGATGGCAAAATTCGCGGCACTTTCTGCGGAAAACAGCGTGGCCAATTCCTGCCGGCGCATGATTGGGAGCGTCTGCAGCGACGGCGTGACTCGCGGAATCCCTCGCGTCTGCCCCGGTCGTTCGGCACGGAATAAATGCAGCACCTCGTTGGCCGAATACCATTCACCTTTGAGCGTCGATACGGGGATGTTCGAGCCGGGGTGATGATCGTAGACGTAGTATTCGATTTCGTTCGTGTTCGCGTCGAACCTCACCCCGTCATCAACGTACGCATCCTGCAGGATTGCACCCGTCCATGGTGTAGCGATCTGTTCGGTTTCAAATATTTTTAGGTCGAGCGACAGCGGATAATTACGAGGACGCTCAGCCCGCATGATGAACGATTCGCCGTCCCGGAACTCAGCCCCGTAGACGGTTCGGTATTTTGATGCCAGCTTGATTTTTTTTGACCACGCATTGTAGGCCAGTTCAAGTCGCTGATTGAACTCTGGATTTGCCGTCATCACCTGAAGTCGCGGCCCTCGCCCGATGATGTGATTGACTGCGGTTCTGATCATCCCCGAATACCACGAATTATTAGCGGCCTCGTAGCGTGATCGGATGCGGATCACGCGGCGAACACCCGGCGACAGCTCAGCGCGAGCAGACAGATTGTCGCTTGCGGCCCAGTGGTTTTTGTTTTCGCGCGTTGTCTGCGCGATGTCGAACGTGGCTCGCAGCGGCTTTGGCTTGCGGAAGAAATCCAGGATGCCCATTATTGAGCCCCCGGCGGGACGATTTTCATGAACATCGTCTTCAGCGCCTTGGCCGGTGATGCGGCTGCGGCGTTGGCTCGACCGTATTTGTCAGCGGCGATCTGGTCCGCCAGCGGTCGATTAGAAACACTGATCCCATCAGCCGAAAATGACTGCGGCTTGGCGGCATCGGCGGCGATTTGGTCGGAAAGTGTTGTCATGCACGGAGAATAAATCTCTCAACGTGCGATGAAAATACCACATTGTTACCGGTAGCAAATCAATTAAAATATTTTCTAACGTCGCGGGTTTTGATTCTTCGCTCGCTCGTCACGTTGAGTTTTCCGCAGTGGTTGCATCGCCTTTCGCGCAGCGTGAAGCCCTCGGATTGTGTCGTCCTGCCGACGGATGTCAGCACCTGACCGCATCCCCCGCACTCGATCCCGTGGCCAGGCATTTTAAATTCCCGTCGTTCTGTCATCGTCGCACCGGCATTACGAATGTTCGTCGTTCCTTTTGTTTGACCTCGGTGCCCGGAACGCATACGCCCAGCATTGAGGCTGCCACACAATTGCCTACGTAAGTATCAAGCCAGTCGTTATCACGTCCCGGCAGTGCCTCCCATGTTACCCCCGCTGATCCGTCGTAGACAATGGTTTTGGATTGCTCGGCAGTAAAATGCTCCGCTAACATTTGGTGCTCGTTCTCATGCGACCCCGGCAGCAGCACGGCAGACGGAGCCCCCGGAATGGTTTCGAGTCGTCTCGCCCCGATCGATTTGAATTGGTTCGCGTCGTAATCCACGAACACGGGCGATTGGCTTCGCCGCTCGACCCAGTGCGACCCAGTGTTGCGATCCTTATTGGGATCCCCGTAATAGTGGACTGGCTTTTTTCCCGGCTTCGGCCCAAATCCTTTTGACGGCCTTATCCGGTTTTTATTTGCCGAAAGACTGACTTGAGATTCAATCAACCGTTTTTGCCCACCGTCCGACCAATCTTTCAGGATTAAATCCATCTGCCTCGACACGCCGATTTCGTCTCGCCAATCCTGCAGCAGCATCGCGTCGAGGTGGTTGTGAGCGTGAACGAATGCTTCCTCCCAACTTCGCCCCGGTAGCTTGGACTCGATCGTGTGCGGCAATTCCGACTTGTAAAATTCACGTCGGCCCTGATCTGGCCACGTTCCGTAGTCAACGATCCAGCCGGTAAAGTCTTTTTGCCACGCGACCACCATCCACCACAGCACATGGTCCGACGAGTCGACAAACGCGGTTAGGTACTGCGATTTGGCTGGGACGATTCCACGCGGAATCCCCGACAGTCGGCGAGTGATTGCGACCCCGTTGAGCTGCGTTAGCCCGCTGGCTGGCGGTGCCCCTTCCTGCTGCAGTTCGCATCGAAAAAAGTCCGGTTGAAGCGAGCGGATCGTCATGCACCACTGCAGCGCGGAGATAAATTCCTCGGGCTTGTCGTCCTCCCAAGACACGGCCCCGCCCTCGTCAAGATCGGCGCGATTGTCCCGGTAAAACGCTGTGGCCATCGCGAACCCGTCCTCTGGTTTGTCTCCGTCCCGCAGCAAGTCCTCGTATTCTTTCCACCTCGCTTTGTTAGTCGGCTCGTGAATCAGAACCGGGTATTTTGACCCATCCCAATCAGCATGCCTTTCTCGATCGCAATATCGCATCGTTAGATCATCGACCTCGCGGACTGTGCAAACCATAATTGCCGCGATCGTTTCCCCGAGTCCTGCCAGCCCCATGAACGTGGTGTCGATTTTGTTTTCGCGGCTGTCGGTTTGCAGCGGCGATTTGGCGGACTGCGGCGTTTGCACGTCGTCGAAAATAAGCAAGTCTGGCCGGATCACCTTGCCGGTGTCGTCGACAAATGAAAGCCCCGATACGTCGGTACTCATCAAGGAATACGGCGCCACCCTTGCTTCACTGCAGTCGGTCCCGGCGATGCTCGGAAATATGATCGTCCCCCGATCGTCCTTGTGGCTGACCGTCAGCACCTCGCCGTTGAGTCTGAGTGTTTTCTTCGGGTTTTTTCGCTTGAACAACAGCGGAATTAGCTCGGGAAAATCGTCTCGAAGCTCCCGCGATGATTCGAGTGTTTTAAACAGATTGTCTCTGTGCTCGTTGCTTTTGTCGTCGGTTGCTCCCACCAGCACGGGGAATTTGCGGTGTCCGTAAAGCACGGCCCAGGCGGTTGCGATGCGTGCGAGCGTCGATTTAAGGCCACCTCGGCGGACGGCTCGGCAGCGTTTGCCTCCGTTCAAAATCACTGATTGGAATGCGTCGCACATCTCAATCTGGTATGGCGAAAGCCCCCGGTAACACGCGGCTTTCATGTACGTCAGAGCGAACCGTTTTAGATCTCGTCGGCATGACTCGCGGCGTCGTGGATCGCGAATCTCGGGTAGAGGTCCGATCTCCTGAGACAGTGCGGTACGCTCGTTTTGTGCGGCATTGACTCGATCGCTGTGGTTTTGCGCGTTGCCGGCGTTGGCGGAATTGAGTCGCGGTGAATTGTCAAATAACGAAAACCCATAATCCGCAACGTGCCACTGGTCAATCTCGTTAACTTCCGTCGGATTTTTGGCTGATTTCATTAAGTCGAGATAATGCGATTTCTCGGCAACGCTCAAAGTTTTCCTCCGTGATTACAACGTGCTCGTGTCGGATTGGCTGTTGGGTTTTTGGTTTTTGCTTGTCTTCATGAACCCGAATCGCGTGAAGCACTCGCCCTGCAGCGACCTTGGATCGTGTGTCGCCATTTAGCAGGATGTCGGCCATGACCTCTGGCAGGAGTTCGATGATTTCTTGCGGAATGCTCGATCCCGATTTGAGTACCTTGGCGATTTGATTGCATTCCGACGTTGCTCGCCTTGGATCAATCGCCAACGCTGGTCGCGTTTCGGCGGTTCGACTGGCTTCTTCGAGTTTTTGCAGTGATTGCAGACTGCGGCCGGCTCCGTTGTACTCTCCGATTTCCACCTGCTTTTGATAGATGTGGCGAGTCGCGCAGATTTGCCATCCACCGTGAGTCTCGATCCATTGGCGAGCGTCGCGTATTAGCGGATCGGCGTCACAAATTCCTGCGAGATTTTTGACGGAGTCGCGGATTGTGGTCTCGGAATTTCCGTCGAGAATCCACGAAACAACCTGATCGGTTGTCACGTCTGGTGGTGGCTGCGGCAGATTGTCGTCTGTCATTTCTGGTTGCTCGATACGATGAAATCTTCGATCCACGCTCGGTGAAACTCAAATAGCGGACGACTGTTCGTTATTTGCATTTGCTCGACCGATTTGCACGATCGAAGGTTTCCGCTGCCTTCAATGGAATAGCACTGGCCGTCTGTCATTTCCATTAGCATGATTTTTGCGTGAGTCCTGAGTCCGAAGACCCTTCCTCCGCGATTTTCTATTTCTGTTTTGGTCCAATTGAACAGCGGCCTTTCGGCACCACGAAAGTAATGGCTCGTGATTATTGTTGCGGTTTTGATTTTTTTTGCGTCAATTCCCCGGCATATGGTTCCCGTGTTTTCCTCGTTGAGACCTAGGGTCATCACGTACAGTGTCTCGATTGTTGCTGGATTTGATAGTCGCCGAATTGCTGGAATTAAATCGCACGGCTGAAATCGACCGTCAATAATTAAATGCAGCGTTTCTTCTTCTTGCGGCAGTCTGATTGCGTGCTCGATCGCGTTTTGCTCGCGTCTCGCATCTACAAACGATCGTCGCTTTGCTCTGGTGACTTGGATCAGGTTTGGCGCAATCCTACCCGCGAGACACTTGTCTTCTGGCTGCGGTTTTTCTGCTGCGTCCACTTTGCACGTTACCACTTTTGTTTTTTCCTGAGTTGACTTTACCGGCCATAATTCCCCCGCTCCCCTAAAAAATACTTTGAACTTAAATAAAAACTCAACGGAATGGCTTTGTGTATGCACTTAAACGGCAAAACTCGCTA